AAGTTCAAAAGCACCAGCACCAGTCGTAGTATTGACAACTGGATTACGTCCATTAGATAATCCATAAGTAGCAGCAGAATTAGGAGGGATATCAGTGATATCAGCAACGGCACGGCACTGAGGAATCATATCATGATTTATAAGTCTTTGAGATAAATATTGTTCTCTTTCTTTATTATTTTCATTTGTAATGAAAAGAGACTGGTAACTATGAAATGATGCAAAATCATCAACAGAGCAAACGACTTGGGAACCTATAGTAAGAGTTGCTGTACGGATTAAATTTGCAACGCCAATTGATACTGGATAGAAAGCAGATGCTGTAGTAAGAGGAGTTACAGCAAGGGTAATTTTAGAATTGGAATGAAGGAATCCCGATACTCTTTGAAGGGTAAATCTGCAACGGTTTTGGTTAAACGTTACTGGATCAATAATATCTGTGGTTAAAGTTTGTCCGTATGAACTGGGGATTTCACCAATTTTAATAAGGTCGGGGATTCTTGATTCACTTACTTTTTCGTCAGAACTCATTTATATATTATAATATATAAAATTTGAGATTCAGATATAAATTAAAAAATATATGAATAAAAAAAAATGCTTAAGTTTGTTATTAATTTAGATCGGTCAAAAGATAGATGGAACTTTTATAAAAATAGTGATTATGAAAAATGGTCTGCAACAGATTATAAAGATTTAAATGATAATAATCCAATATTTATTCGTATGCTCTCATATTATAATATTAATCCAATAGAACATAAAGCAAAATGTGCTTGTTTTTTGAGTCATACAAATATTTGGAGATATATAATTGCAAATAATTTAAAAGATATCTTAATATTAGAAGATGATGCAGAACCAACTAAAGATATACCAAATATAGATTTACCACAAGATGGGTTTACATATTTAGGAGGATATTTTTATAATGTTAAAATGGTTGATGGTGCTTATAAAGGTGATACAAATTCAATTAATGGTTTAAATAAAATAGATAAATCAAAATTTAGAATGATGATGAATTTAGCATATTATATACCAAATGCAAAAGTAGCACAAGTAATGTTAGATTATGTAATAAATTTAAAAAGGTACAGAGCCATAGATACTTTAATGTTACATATACCTTGCAATCAATATTACTTATATCCAGCAATATTTATTGAAAAAAAGATAACTTCTACAATTAGAAAAAATAAAAAGAAATATTCAAATGAATATTATAAATTAATATGAAGTTGGATTCTACATTACAACTTGCACACCACTATCATTATAGGCAACAGTTACTTTAGACTTAATAAATAAGTATGCAGAAACGGGATTACCATCTTCTAAACCATTAGTCATTTGAATAGAAAATTGAGAATTTTGGAAATCAACACCCTCACTATCAAGCATATCATATAATACACCAACGCCCCAAGACGCCCCACCACTCGGCATGTATCTATAACCAGTTGTTGCAGATTCATCTACTGTATAATTACGGTTAGAATTGAGAGGAGATATAGAGGTGCGGTTGTGTTGACTTTCGGGGATAATGGAAGACATAAAAGTCTTAATAACTTGCGAATCTACAACCGTTGTAAGATTGGTAGATTTATAAACGGATTGGGTTTCAAAAGCATGTGGGAATCTTTCACCATTTTTGAGGAAACTGATGGTATCAAGATTGGCTAATGATCCATCTGCTTGATTAGGCATATATGTAAGGAAACCATCTTGACTTAAATTATTTACAAAAGATGAAGGAACAAAATTGACAAAAGCAGCAAGAACCTTACTTAATCCAAGTTGATAATTAATTATGGAGTTTGTAGATTCTAATGTGGAAAAGTAGGAGGTGATAGAATTGAATGAGAAAGCACCAGCACCACTCGGCATCTTGTCGGGGACATCAACTTCACAAGTAACCGAAATATCATTTAATTCATAATAGCAATTTGCTAAACCAGTTGAATCTCCATCTTGGGCGTAGAAGAATTGAGAATCGGGGGAAAGGTGTATTTCAATTTCAAGAGGTACTTCATTTAATGGTAGTTTGCCAGCACCAAGAGTCATACCCGATGGTAGAGGTACACATACAGACGAGGCACCAGTATTTCTAACAACAGAATCACGGAAGGCTTGGTAATTAGGCATAATAAGAGACGATTCAGATAAATGCCCGATTTGGTCTTGTGCTCCCGCCATTACTGGAAGGTATGAACTCATGAAACGTCCATAATGTCTTATGTGTTCTAAGACTTGCTTGGTTTCTGCATGTCTGAATACTAATTGATCTATGCAACCATAAAATCCAAGTTTTTGAGAAGCCATAGTTTCAGCAGCAGCACCAGCAGTAGGATGTAAAGTCCCAGCAGCATCACGCCAAATATTTAATTTGCAAGATAGACGAATGCTACTTAAATCAAGCATAGCATCTTGTCTACCTACGGTTACAGTAAGAATTGGATTACCACGAGCAAAACTGACTTTGCCCGATGCTGGGACGTTATTTGCGTTTAAGGAAAGGTATTTTTTGGTACTCATATTTATATATTGTCTTATATAAAAATTTTAAAAAATAATTTATTTTAATTAATGTATAAAAAAAACTTACAATTCATTTAATCAATAAATATTAAATCCTTTTCAAGATTCATTTTATAGCAGTAATACTGAACCCCGAAGGGAGGGGTATATCCTTTTTTGGGATTTGTTAAGTGGGTGAATGTTGGTCTCTTAAATGGAATGATAACTTGTAAATGATCTTTAAAAATTTTTTGAAACCATTTACTTAATAATAATGTTGATACACAAACTAATATAAATGGTTTATCTAATTCTTTTAATTTGTTACATATATCTTTCATCTTAGAGAATGGTGGATTATCAATCATTATATCATACTCGGGAGTATATGAAAAAAAGTCCTTATCTTCATGTATAATATTATATCCCATTTCTTTAAAATATTCTTTTTGTTTACCATCACAATAAAACGGAGACCATATCACTTTGTCTTTTGGTATATAAGGGGCGATAATCTCCCAACCTTTTTTATCAGTTGCATAATTATCACTATCTTTATCTTTTGTGAAACTCATTTTATTATATAATATATTTTTATTTTATAATTCTACACTTACTTATGACCTCCAAGAATTAATTTATCACCTCTCTCAGTCATAAACCAATTAGATTTCACAAGGTCATTCATTAATTGTTTTTGATATTCTAAATCATCAGATTCATCATATTCTGTTGGGTGTGGATTATATGTTATTATTGCTTGAAATAATTTAGGAGAATATGATATTTGTTTTACTTGTATATGTCTAACTGTTTTTACTAATCCATTCATTACGAATACTAATATTTTTATTTTACAATTCTACACTTACAGAATCACCTTTAATAACAATTCTACGGAGATGGTATACAAAGCAATTGAAGAGTTTATCATGGGTTGGAGGTTCATCTACACCAGCAGCAGTCCTTTCATTATATAATAGTTGTAGTTGATTAGTTTTATTGTTAAGGTCTGCAACACCGTCATTTAGTGCATATGCCCTAGAAATTATAAAGTTACGATTGTAATCTACGAAAGAACGGGGAATAATTTTTGCTTGATTTAATCCCTTCTCTAATTCAATTATTGGACTCGCTGAGATTGATTTACCACCATTAATCTTACCAACTTTAACTGGACGTGCTGGTACTAACGAATTATCTATGAGCCACTGATATTCTGTGAGTTTGTCAATTATCCCTACTTGACCGCTACGGCAAGAATGGAGGCGACCGTCCATAGTAAGTCTCTCTTCATCATAAGTAACACCTAAACCGCCAATAAGTTGTGCTGTGTTGTATACCTTAGCATCGCAACCAATCGCAAACATACTCTTCGCACGAGTATTAGAAACTGGTAAATTTATAGTAGCATTACGGTTAGAAGATAAAACAGAATGTTTGTAATTAGTTGCAGATAAAATATCTAATTCAATAGCACCACCTTCACGCATCTTAGAAACCATACCTTTTTCATATCTTGCATCAAGACTTACTTGTTGAACTACTAATTCTAAATTGGATACAGTCATAGTTGCATCATATAAAGTTGTGGCGGCAATGAGTACAGATGCATCATTATCATCCACACGATATGTATCCATAGCAGCAGAATAGACGATAAACATATCAGTGGCA